CATCACAATGATGATCAGCGACAGAATCACCAGGATCAGATTAATGAACCAGTCACTCGTCTCCTTCATCTGAACGGCTCCACGCCGTTTCTCGATCTCGATCTGATTGCGAAGCTCGGAGACCTGTTTGGACAAGGTGGTCGTCGTCTGCCGGAAGTCATCCTTCAGCGTCAGGAGACGAGACTTGACTGTATCCACTGCAGTTCGTGTGGACGCCTGCTGGGCCTGACGTTCTGAGATCGTATTGATCGACTGCACGTAGGAGACGACGCCAGGGAGCACCTCTGCATTGAGAATCCGCTGGCGTTCTGATGTGACCCAGTCATCACCCCGCACCAACGTATAATACCGAATCCGAGCGTTCTGGTAGGCTTGCGGAGCTGTATCGCGAGATCCTTCTGCCGTCTGAAGCGCCGTAAACGCATCTGCAATCTGTTTCTTCCGGTCCAGGACCTGAAGGAGAGCCCCAAGCTTTCCATCGAAGTCATCCTTGGCGGCCTTGTAGGCAGGGTAGAGAGAGGGACGGCTTGCCTGAATCCATTCGAGAGTTTGCTGTGGAGACTGTGGCGTGTCGTTCATGTACATCGGAGCAAGCTTCAGAGCGAAAAACTGCGTTGGATCTGCGCTATAGATGCATCTGGCCTCGTTCGAGACGACTCGATTTTCAAGCCCCTTGTCAGCTGGGCACACGGGTGCACATTGAATGCCGATCGCGGCGGTAAATCCAGTCGGGCAAGAGAACCCGTTCCCCATTACACTTTCCATAGAAAGATTCCGACCGCAACTCCCACGCTCAAGAGCAAAATTGTAAGCCCAGGTGCGACCTCCAGTGGGAGAAAGGCATAGACAAGCAGACCGAGAATGACGATCGCAAGTTCAACCTGAATGAGGAGGAAGTTCGGAGCCGAGCTCTCAAGGATTGCTTTCCGTTCAATCGCAAGATCAGAGGCGGGCGCCGTCGGAGGACGGAGCGGTTTCAGGCTGTCCACGAGAGACTTGACTGTGGTGAAATTCTCGGTGTACTTTGCGGCTTCGGTTCGGATCTGAGAGTGCGCCATAACGTTGGCAGCCATCTGCGACTGGGCATCCCGAAGGGTATCCTCAACCGTCCTCTTCGATGCAACCTGGTCTGACGCTGTCTTGATCTCGGCATCCACGCGAGCCCGTTCCGTGGCGTACGGCGTGAGGTTGGGTCTCGCTGCGGGGTTGATCATCGGGAGGGACTTGAGTTTGACCTTGACGGAGTTGTCATACATCGACACACAGAACTCTCCGGGAGGATCTCCTGACTCCTGCATGTACTTGAAGCGGTCAGGGCATGTGGCTCGACAGAAGACGAGCGTCCCCTTTTCAAACCCCTGTGGACAGGATGAACCAGCTCCCATCTTTACTTACGGTTGGGAATAAAGGCATTGAGGCCTCCCCACAGAGGCGCAATGAGACGAACCTCGGCATTGAGAGCCGGGGACTTCCACCCGAGAGTGGGCGCACCAACCTGCCGTCCCGTCGTGATGTACGGTGCAGCCTGGGCCATCATCCGGACATAGCGGGTGTGCTCTCCTGCGGAGGTGGTGAGACGAACGTGGCGAGGCTCGCTGATTTCAAAGTAGGATTCGACCGGCATTTTGTTTACTGGAAGAGAAGTAATGTATACCCCAGGACTCCTCCTCCTTGGAGTGCTTGTTCTCGTCGTGCTGAGTCAGCGCGAGCATCTCACGATTTCGGCCCCGATGGTGGATATCCGCAACACCGCAACACAGGCCGAACAAGACCGCATCTTCGCGATGGCCCCGACGAGTCTCCAGTCGCGTGCGACGGCAACGAATACGGCGATGGGGAATCCCGTGGACCGGTCCAAGTCGTTTGTGGCGGGAATCATTCGTGACTTCCAGGCGGAGATCTATGGTCCAGCAACTGCCCCGATTACGGAGGCAGTGGTTACAGCATGGGTTGCGACAAAGAAGACCGCCTATGGGGCGACGGCCACATCTCCCCTCACATCCTTCTACCTGGATGCGTATTCCAATGGTGATGCGAAGCGATTGGTCATGTCCTATCTAGGACTCACGTCGGGCGCAACGATCCCGCCCGTGAGCCCGCCCCCGACCTCGTCGACCTCGGCGATCTCGATCCCGAACGTCCTGGCGGGCATGCGGGACAACCTCCTCGAATACAAAATGACAGGGGATATGCGGTACAAAACCGCCTATGACGGAGCAAAGGGGTGGATGGATCGGTATGTCGCAACGCTGAATACCCAGTTGACACGGGAGGCCGACGCGATTACGAATGACGTTGCGACCTATCGAAATGCAAACCAGGAGATGACGCAGACGCAGAATGACTTCCAGCGCATCAAGGCAGAGGGTCCCAAGGCGGAGAACACCTACCTTACGATCAAACGGCAGATGGATCAGATCCCAGTGGCCTCCGCCTCCAATGACACCTACATCAAGGTTGGAATTGCCGCCGGACTTGCGCTCGGAGCAGGCGTGCTCGCCTTCGTCTGACGACGGAACAGCATAACGAGGACGAGAACGATCGCGAAGATCAAAAATAGGGCAAGATAGAGGTTCAACGACGATTGCCACGACGTGTCCTGGAAGGACCGAATGCGACGCAGGGTCTGGAGGGCATCGGTGTTCGTCTTGAGCCCATTGTAGTCCATTTGAATCCGAGCGAGTGTCTCGGCCAGCTGATCGCGATAGGCATCGCTGTTGGGTCCGTTGCGGGCATACTGAAGCTGGGTCAGCATCTGATCGAGAAGGGTTGACATCTGCTGATTGATCGACTGAATCTGGGGGAGCGTCGTTGAAAGCCGGGCCGGTTCTGCCAGTGTCTGTGCGACCAGCGTATCATACTGCCTCTTGAGGGTTTCGTATTGTGCATTCAGGTCTCCACTCGAGGGGGTCGTGGTCGTCGTGGTCGAAGCAGAGCCCGAGGGAATACACTTGATTCCGGCATCAGAAAAGCTGAGGTAATCTCCAGACCGACATGGGAAGTCCTGAGGACCGCCTGTGGTGATGAGGGGATAGCTTGCTGTCGTCGACGGGATGCACACCACAGCGCTATTGCGTGACGCATCGGTGATATACATTGGAGTCCCGCCAGCCAAACACTGACCTGCAGACTTCACTCCAAACTCTGCAATACAAATCAGGACAGAATTCAACGGGGCAGAGGCGAGGTCTCTGGTGGTTCCCGCCGGACAAGTTGCATCGGTATAGATGCCGAAGCGCTCGCGGAGCATTATGTTCACGCAACATTTACGTCTTCCACGCAATAGCGATAGTACAGTGCAGGACCTGCGACGTCGCTGTGACGCTTGATCTCAAGGATGTCGCCCGGGACAGCTCCAAGAACGCGCGCCTGATAGTCCTGCGAGTCAATCGAGGGGATCTGGCTTGCGGGGTTTGTCAGGGTGTACTGCTTGATGAGGGCTGTCTTCTCATCTTCCGTCAGGATCCGGTGAGGCATCGAATACCGGTGCGTCGTCCAGTCGTTCTGAAGGTGCCAGATCCAGAAGAACTGAACCCGATCCTTGGCGAAGGACTTCATGACGCGGAGCACATTTGCCGAGGGCTTCGCGAGGGGCACGATGATGACGCCGTTGGTGTGGGAGTTATCCTCCGCGAACTTGACGAAGTTGCGGATGTCCTTCTCAAGAAGACCCTTGTCCTTCTGGCTGAAGATGACGAGCACCGATCCGATTGTGTAGAGATTGACCTTGTCGAGGTCGCCCTGGAGGGGAACCGTCGTGGTATCCAGCTTGCGCCGTCCGAGAAACGTACGGAGAGTCTCAAGAGCCTTGTCCTGCATTGTACTTATCTTCTCTGTAGACAGAAAGCGGTTCGTTTTTTCGTGCCGATACCATAATGAACCCGACGACCCTTCTTGTGATCGCCCTGTTCGTACTGATGCTCGTCCTCTACCTTGGTCGCGAGAGGTTCCAGCCCGAATTCCTCGATAAGCGCCAGGTCGGAAACACGGTCGCGCGTGAGAACTCCTCGTACGAGCAGTACACGAACCACATGGACCCCGCGCCCGTTCAGATGGGACCGATTGGAGGCATGCAGACGCCCTTTCAGGTGAACCAGTATAAATCCTTTGTTCCAGTATAAATGCCCGGGTTCAGTAACGCCCCGAACCCATTGCGTCCTCAACCCGGGTCGACTCCGCAGAGTCCTCCCGGCGGTGAACCTGCCCCCTTCCGCCCCGTTGCGCCCGTCGCCCGCCCCATCCGTCAGGGTGGCAAGTCTCGTCGTCGCACCCAGAAGGCTGGTCGTCAGGGTCCTCCTGACCCCGTCGTGGCGCCCCATGAGTTGCGAATCCCCCTTCCGCTCAATCTCATCGCACCTCCGGGCTTCCAAGCAGATCCAGCCCGGGGAGCGCTCATTGCAACCGTCCCGGGGACCCCAGCTCCTCCTGGATTTTCGACGACGGGAGGCCGGCTCTACTATCCCGCTGTGCCCGGCTACCGGTTCTTCGGAGTGACCATGGATCGCCCCGGGGCTCTTCTCTATCATCAGATCATCGGAGGTCGTCGTCGCAAGCGGTCTACGCGTCGTCGCAGGTAAACGACAATGGAGTTTCGCGATCTACCCGGCGAACCGTATAAGAAAAAGAAGATTCCCAAAGCCTTGGCCGAGCAAGTCTGGATTTCCCGCATGGGACATCGCTTTGACGCCAAGTGTTACGTCGCGTGGTGCAAGAATAAGATTTCAGTGTTCGACTATGAGTGCGGGCACAACATTCCTGAGAGTAAGGGTGGCAAGACGACGCTTGACAACCTCATTCCCATTTGCGCGCGGTGCAACCGGAGCATGAGCGATACGTATACGATTGATGAGTGGGTGGCGAAGTACCGACCCCCTACGACGAAGACGTGGTGGATGGTCTGGAAACGCTAGGTCCGTTGAAGACAACCCCGAGGATCCGGGACAGCTCTTGGACTCGTTCGTCACGGGTCTGGAGTCCAGAGAGAGACTCGCATCCAAGCTTCTCGTGTCCATTCTGAAGAACCTTGAAGATCTCGGCATAGGGTTCAGCCGAGGTCGGGAAGATGCGGATGCCGTGTGTACAGCAATACGCCGACATCCACTGATCATCCACAAATCGAGCCGCCTCTGGGAGGGGGAAGTCAGACAGCTTGCGAAGAAGCGACTCGTGAATGAGAAGCCCCACATAGCCATGGATCATGCCTCCCGAGGTCTTCTCTCGAATCGAGAAGAAGTGGTTCTGGTACACACCCATCGCATTGATGCCTCGCTTCATACGCTCAATCAGGTCCGGCTGATATTCCTGGTCGTCGTCTCCAATGAAGACCCAGGCGCCTTTCGGGATCCGGTCGAGAGCTCCCAGATACTTCGAGGCCGGACCCTTGTCCTCGCCCCGGCAGAGCTGAACGTCAGACATCCACGCGGGAAGCTCTCGCATGGGGAATCGCGCATAGGCATCCGGGACCGAAAGGAAGACCTGGTCCACCTGGGGTGCAATCGAGGCAACCGCCAACCGGCAGTCCGTCTCAAAGCGAGGCGGAATCGTTGTCAGGCTTGCGACCGTCACCATGAACTCGGGAGGAATGCGAACAAGACTATCCGTGTGATCGCCAGGATACCAGGTAAGACCGGGGATGTCTGCACGCGCCCAGGTATTCACTTCCCAGGTCAAGTGGGGAAGCGCTCGGTAGGCCGTCTGATGGGCCGTATGGAAGTCGAGGAGAGACTGGCGGTCTCCCACAAAGAAGCCTCCGCAGAAGCGCCAGTTCACGCGGTCTGTAAAGGTTCCAGGTCCCCAGCATCCGGGAATCAACAGGCATCGGTCGCGCAGACGGGTCTGTCCGAGCATCGACAGGTAGGAGAGGGTTCGGGTGACATCGCGAAAGACATGGACGACATTGAAGTCAATCCATGCGTAATGGGTCGTTGTTCCCGTCTTCATGGCGCGGGCCACGAGTTCCGTCTTCGCATTCATGAGACAGAGGAAGTGTTTGGTATCGTGATACGACGTCCGCTGTGTAGGAAGACCTGGAGGGGCCAGAGTGAAGGACTCGAGCTCTTCGAGCGAGACGACCTCTCCGCCCAGATGGGCATATTCCGGACTGACGAAGAGGTGAAGCTTGATGCCCGAGGACTCGAGCTGTCGAAAGTGGGCGATCCTGGACTCCATCGACCGATCTTTGGATCGATCCTCATGGAGGTCGAGGAGAGCTGTCACGAAGGTGATCATATGCCATTGTCTACAAACTTCTGACCTAAATCGCTAAATCCGGGCCGTTGCTTTCCGACGCGCAGGAGGCTGTAGTACCAGCGAGCTGTGGGTTGAAGGCGTTTCCAGTACTGGTCGTTCGTGTAGAGCCAGTGAGCCCCCGTCTCGAGGAAGCGCGCATAGCCGTCTTCCATCGTCTCGATGAGCGTGTCATAGAAGCGAGAGTGAACCAGATAGCCCGAGGCCGTCTGGACCTCAAGGGCTCGTCCGAACCGGTCGTTGTAGGGCTCGCTCCGGAGAAGGTTATACGACAGCATCACGACATCATAGTCTGCGGGGAGGTGCGCAAGGAGGTCGATCCACTCCTCCTGCGTGATGAGGAACTGAAAGTCGTCTTCGAAGATGAGAACCTCATGCAAGCCTCGCGCCTTCGCGAGCTTGAGAACCTCGAGATGAGACAGCGCGCACCCATGGGTTGGGGTCAGACTCGTTCGGGCCGGGAATCGCTCCACCGGGACTCCCAGTCGGGCACACTCGCTTTCAATGTCCGCCCGACGATCGGTCCGGTGATCCAGATTGATGTAGACCGCGTGCATTCCTTCAAGAAGGTCGTCTACCTGTAAAGTAATGCCAGAGTGGAAGAGCCAAGCGCGTCAAGATGAATTCGTCCACCTCGTCCTCCCGCGGTCGACTGGGACCTTTCTGGATATCGGGAGTCACGATCCGATCCACATCAACAATACGTATGCCCTCGAGCGTCTCGGGTGGACGGGCTCGCTGTTTGATTGCGATCCGAAATGGAAGGCTCCGACGGAACAAGCTCGCACATCGCCCTTCTACTGCGAGGATGTCTCCACCTTCGACTGGACCTCGTTCTTCGGACCTGCAGGGACCACGATTGACTATCTCTCCTTTGATGTCGATGAAGCCTCGCTCGCAACCCTTCGCCGGTTCCCCTTCGAGCTTGTGACCTTCAACGTCTGCACAATCGAACATGACCGCTATCGGTTTGGGTCTGCTGTCGCTGAGGAGATGCGATCGATTCTCACGCAACACGGATACGTCATGCTCTGCAAGGACATCTCCAACGGCGGGAACCCGTATGAAGACTGGTATGTGCGCCCCGAGCATGTGCCCGCAGGTCCGCTTCCCCTCTGCACCGGAGTCGATTGGGCAGAGGCGCTTAAAACACTACGAATTCATTACCCGACCCCGTCATCGGAACCTCAGGCCGACGCGTAACCTGCTTTCCGATGTCCAGATAGGGTCCAAAATTCCAGACGAGGAATCCATGGGGGCAGCGCGGGAGAAGCCTCCGCTGATACTCTGCCCGATGCTCGCTCTCAATCTCGCTGAAGCAATAGTTGCTGATGAGGAAGCATCCATCCGGAACGGCATCTCCATAGGTCGATGCAGAGTGAACCCGAACAGAGGGGAGATGCCCGAGGACCATGCGCTGAAGGGCGATGGCTTCGTCAATGTCAACAATATGGTACTCCTCGATGGGCGCGAGGAAATGAAGGGCAAGCGCAAGCCCTCCGTATCCACCTCCGACTTCGACCATTCGATGGGGACCGGGTCCAGCGTGCTCGAGAATCAGCGAGGCGTGGTAGAGATAGCGAAGCGAGGTCGGGGACACCGGATCCGGGAGGGATCCAATCCTCGCAGTGTGGGGATCCCCAATGGAATCGTTCATGGCGCAAAACGCCACAATCTGAGAGAGGGTTAGACGTGTGTCGGTAAGAATCCGAGTGAGGTACTCCTCTCCAAGCGACTGCGAGACATGCTCGAGGATCGGGGTATAGGCAGGATGACGCTTGAAGGGAGTGGGGAGCGATGTGATCGTTTGAAGATAGGACCTGTACTGCGTATACATTGGTATAGAAGGGACGGGCGTACTATAAATGACAACAATCCATCTCCAGGGAGGTCTCGGGAATCAGCTCTTCCAGGTGGCCGCCGCCGAGACGATTGCCCGCGGGTCTGGGAAACAGCTTGTCCTTCCTCCCTGTCCACCGACGCATCATTCGTCCCAGGACTACTTTAGGTCGATTCTCTCAGACTTCGCGCAGTTCCAAGGCGATTGCTCGTCGGCTGAGGTCAAGCTAGACGGGTACTTCCAAACGTACAGGATGATCGGTCCGACCTTTCGCGAACGACTTGTCTGTCCGCCTGACATCCCCAGCCTCCCCGGGGCGTTCCTTCACATTCGGGGTGGAGACTATGTCAATCACTATCTCCACGATGTTGGCCTCTCGACGTATTACGAGCGGGCCGTCCAGCAGTTTCCGGCTGGGACCCACTTTTCTGTCTTGACGAACGATATCTCCTATGCAAAAACGATTCCGGTTCTGCAGACGATCTCGCATACATTTGTAGAGGAACCCGATGAGGTTCGGGCGCTCTGGACACTCGCTCGGTGTCGTGACGGCGGTATCTGCGCCAATTCGACATTTTCATGGTGGGGCGCCTATCTGAACCCAGACCGAACGATCGTCCTCCCGTCGAAGTGGTTCAACGATCCCTCGATGCCAATTGAGGGGTATTTCTTCCCCCGAAGCCTCACATGTCCAGTGTAGGCAGGCTAGGCTTCTCCTCAGGACGCGTCCCGTTCGTCCGGTGTGCAACGACCTCGTCCCAGAAGGCCTGGAGCTGGGGGAGGTGATCCGAGAGCCAGTTCGGGTCCTTGGGAACAAAGTCCTTCTTGACAGACTGAAGGACCCAGTAGATCATCTGGTAGTCCTCGCCGTGGGTCTCAAGATCGTAGACGACCTTCCCATCCTCGTAGACAGCGAAGACTCCCTTGCGCTTGTCGGACTTTGACCATTCGGTATAGTTCACCTGCTTGAAGCGGAACTCCACATATTCGCACTCGTCAATCCCCGTGCACTCCATTTGCATCTGCATCTGGTGCACGTAGCCAATCGGGATCTCGGGCTTCTCGACGCGACTCATCGGACACTTGAACTCGACCAGACGTCCGTAGCGCTTCGGGTCATCGTCCATCGGAATGATGAGCCCATCCGGTGAGGCTCCAAGAAAGGGATAGCGCGGATGCTGGGCGCAGGAGACATCGAGAATGGTGCACCGCGTGGTCTCCTCGTAGATCTTCTTTGCGACAGGCTCAAATCGAGTTCCCCAGAGGAGTGCAGGAATGGGGTTGGACACCGCAGAGTCTCCCGTCGACGGAGGCTCGAGCTTCCGGAGCATGACCTCTTTGCGTCCTTCGGTCGATCCGAAGACCTTGTAGACCTCGGAGGCGGTGATCATTTCGCCTCGCTTCGCGTGCCATTGTGTGGTTCGCTGATCATTCTGCCCGTAAAGACGGAGAACACGTTCAAAGGCACGATCGCGGAGCCAGAGGCGCCCGACGTCTCCGAGCATGAGGGAGTCAACGATGGGGGTAACATGACGTTTGAGTGCTGAGTAGGAGAGTCCTGGTTGTAGAGTACGGCAATAGCGTATGAACTGGCGGACACGAGTCCCGAGATGAGTACAGGGACGATTTTCAAGGAGCCACTGAGAGAGGACATCCTCCATTACTCCTTTGTCTCGTCATTCTGCGAAGGTTCGTTTTCCGGAGGGTGGAGGAGCGCCTGGAACTCCTCCTCCGTAATCCGAGGGATGATTAGTTCCTCCTGCTCGGGAATCTCAACGCCATCGAGAAGTTTGGTCTCGGTTGTCATGTCCGACCACATCTGCTGAACGATCGACTCGAGCTCAGACTCGTGGGCCTCAATCAGTGCGAGGTCAGCTCCAACCTCGGGAACCATTGCGAGAGGATCCTCCGCAATTTCGACGGTCCAGAAGTCGTCTGGAAGTTTTGGCTCGCCCATTGTACAACTCAACCCATTTTCTATGAAAGCCCCGAACTCACACATGGAGACGATCACCTCGAAAGAAGACATGGTCCTTCGGCGTCTGTCGACCTTCTATTCGGATGCAGGGCGTCTGGAGAGGATCCAGCCGATTCTCACCGGTGAGTCGAAGATTAGCCTGCGCCTTTTGGATTGGCTTGTGACCAATTACGCGAAGAAGCACAACATTGCGTACCTGACATCCGAGGGGCGCGACGTCAATATCTACCTCCGCTACAAGGCTAACCTGCGCGCGTACTCAAAAAAGATGTTCGATCCCTTCTGTCGCTGGAAGAAGATCACGTTCCTCGGCCTCAACACCACCGTCGGACAGCTGAACTTCTTTCACTGGGTCCTCGAAGATGAGGTCTTGGAGTATCTGTATGCGAATTATGATGCGGTCCAGGCCGACATGGATTCCTGCTCGACGACCCTCCAGCCGAAGGAGGGAGACCGCCGGAAGCGTCATGAACTTTCTCGGTCTGCCACCAAAGCGATTTGTCTGTCAGCGTTCACGCTCTCGGTAAAGTTTGACTAGCAAGAGTAATGTATTCCATCCTCGTCCCCGAGTTTGTGTACACGGACATCTCCCCCGATATTACGGAGACCGATATTGATGTCGTTTCAGATCTCTGGGTCATGGATGGCCGAGAGGTCTATCGTGGGGCGCGGGATCCGCGGTATACGCATGCGAACGTGTATTGGCTCTATGATCAGGATCTCCAGCGCGTCGGATGCTCCGAGCACGCCCTCGACAATGCGGGAGACGTTCGCCTCCTTTGGTTTCGGGACTCAGAGTTTGGGACGCTCTTCCAGGAAGACGGCTGGACGACGAGCAGTGATCTCTGGAGCCGACTTCCCAAGGCTCCCTTTGAGCGATTCCTCAATGAGGGATGGACGACGATCGACAGCTTCCTCGAGCAGTGCCTGTATGGACCGCTCCGGATTCTCACTCCCGAGATGATCATCAAGCGCCCGACGGTCTACACGTGCGCAACCTGCGGAAAACGATCGCTCAGGAAGTCTCCCTTCTGCACGACAACGGAGGCGCCTCTTGATCTACCTGCATTGGAAAAGGTGTTGTTTGTTGATTCCGACTTCATCCTTCATACTCCGCCCCCTGACTCCGAGGTCTTTACACGGCTGCAGCTACGTTCCGCCGGCGGTTCGCAGCAGGCTTCGCGGGCTCAGGAGCCGGTGCAGGAGCCGGTGCAGGAACCGGAGCGGGAGGAACCTGAACGGGTTCCGTCTCCTCCTCGTCAAGCGGAACCGCCGGAGCATTCGTCTCCTCCTCAATCTCGTCCGCGAACACCTGAGCAGCCGTCAGACGCTGGGGAGGAGCAACCCGAGCATGCGTGATGCGCCAGGTGACACCGAAGCCCTGTCCGGAGACGTAGACACTCGGCGTGACGACGATGGAGGCCTCAACTCGCTTGGGGAAGACCGAGGAGATGTTCTCGAGATCGACCGCGATCGGCTTGCCGGTGCTGTCGGCGACATCCATGCTGACGACGCCGTCGTAGACAGGAACCTTCATGCGGAAGCTGGGCGGGTACTTGCCGGACGGAACCCACTCGCCATTGACACGCTCGACGCTGGGGCTGAGGAACTGCTTCATGATGTCAGTCAGAACCTCGCGGGTGCGAGACTTGCCGAACCACTTGGCGCTGTTCGCCGTGCCGACATCGAGGAGCTTCTCCTGCATGTCGAGGAGGAAGTTGTAGAGGACGCCGTACTCGCCAGCGCTGGCGTCAGCACGCTCCTTCGCGTAGGTGTCACAGCCCTTGAGCGTGAGCGCCATCTGATAGGTGTTGCCATTCTCCGTCTCGCGGATGTTGATGCCCATGGGATACATCGACTTGGGGATGCGGATCTGAAGGCTCTGTCCATTGTACTTGATCGGAACAGTCTTGCCACCCGCCTTGTTCATGCGGATATCGCCGAAGGAGACCTTGGAGGCATCAAGAGTGGACGCAGAGATGATTGCAGTGGTAGACATTGTGTGAGAGTATACATGTCTTCCCCCGCAAAACCCCCGATCCGTTTTCAGAGCATGTTTCTGAATTGATAAGAGATGCCATCGTGTGCGTCGGTGCGGAAACGGGGAAGTCTGGATCAGTGCCCCTTAAAAGCCCTCACTGGACATACCCTCTGCGGGGTGCATGCGAGAACGAAATCGGTCACGCTCTGGGCCGTTGTGAATCAGGGGAAGGTGGGAGCTGCGACTCGACTTCAAGCGTGGATTCGAGGGGTCCTGCTTCGGCGTCGGCTTCGATTGGGAGGACCTGGCGTTCTCCGTCGAACGGGTCTCTCGAATGATGAGGACTTGGTGACGTGCGAGAGCTCTGATCGCCAGTACCCTCTGGACTATTTCGCTTTCGAGGAGAATGGGAAGATCTGGTGGTTCGATTTTGGCACGCTCTGGAAATGGGCCCAACGCTCGACCGAACCCGCGAATCCGTATACCAAGGTTCCTCTGTCGACTGAGACTCGAACCCGATTGCGGAAGGTCTGGTCGTATCGACGGCGTCACCGAGAGCTCACCCCACTCGATCCGCGAGATGTTGAGGAGCGACTGACGGTGCGGTGGACGATCATCAGCCAGGCCGTCTCCGATTGTGGATTTGGGTCTTTGCCCGTCCAGCCGTTTCTTCAACTCGGGACACACGACTATGTTCGCATGTTTCGGTTTTTGCGCGACGATGTGGCTGCAACCCTTCCAGGCAACGTCCATGCCGGTGCCCTGATTCATCGGTGCCTCATGACAGCGTGGTCAATGTCCCCCGACCAGATCGCCCTTCAGTGTTCCTATGCCCTGATGGCGATGCTCTGCCACACCGAGACTCCATTTCCCCTTGCCTTCTGCATCCTGTCTGCCCTCTATCGTCTCTAAAAACGGATTGGTTCGGGACTCCCAGGAGGATCGTGCCCCCAATGAATATCTTCGTTCTCTCTCGGTGCCCGCATCTCGCGGCTCGCCTTCACTGCGACAAACACGTCGTGAAGATGATCCTTGAAACAGCCCAGCTCTTGTACAGCGCCCACCACGTCCTTGGGACTCCAGACCTTCCCTCGGGAGCGTATAAGAAGACGCATGCGAACCACCCGTGTGCCCTCTGGGTGCGCGAGAGTCGCGCCAACTATCTCTGGCTGGTCGAGCTTGGGCTGGCCCTCTGCGCCGAGTACCGACACCGGTATGGCGCCCACAAGACCCACAAGACCGAGCCCCATCTTGTCTGGCTCAAATCAACACTTCCCGCCCTTCCAGATTGCGAGGCCACCCCCTTTCGCCAAGCCATGCCCGATGCGTACAAGCACCCCGATGCCGTTCAAGCCTACCGCACCTACTATCTCGAAGACAAGGTTCCTCGAGGCATCGTGAAGTACACGAATCGCGAGTGTCCAAAATTCCTGATGGGCGTCTAGAAACTTCGCAGGTCGATCAAACGCAAGCGGTTTACATGACCGCGGGAGGTAAGAAGTATATCAACGCGTTAAAAATGTCCTCCACTACTTCCTCCGTTAAGGCAAACAAGATGCCCGCCGACAAGAAGACCGCCCCCAAGACCGCCGCTGCCCCTGCCCCGGCCCCGGCTGCTGCCCCCAAGGCCGCCCCCGCCAAGAAGGCGGTTGCCAAGAAGGAGACCCCCGCCAAGGCTGAGGTCGTTGTCCCCACCGTTGCGGCGACCACTGCCCCGGTGATCGCGATCTCCTCCGAGGTCCTCCTCGCCACCCTCACTGAGCAGCTCAAGGCGCTCTCCACTGAGTTCACCGCCAAGGTCCGCGATGCGGTCAAGGCGACTCAGGAGGCCGCCAAGGCCGCCAAGAAGGAGGCCCGCGACTCGAAGAAGAAGCGCAAGATCAACCCCGCCGACATGACCCCCGAGCAGAAGGCTGCCTGGGAGGCCCGCCGTGCGAACAACGCCTTCCTCGTCCAGCGCCCGCTCACCCCCGAGCTCTGCACCTTCATGGGCATCTCTGCGGGCTCCAAGCGCTCCCAGACTGAGGTCACCAAGTACGTCTCCGAGTACGTGAAGGCGCACTCTTGCTTCGACCCCAACTTCAAGCGCCGCATCCTCCCCAACGCCGTCCTCGCGAAGCTCCTCCGCGTCGATGACAAGACCGAGGTCACCTACCTCAACCTCCAGAAGTTCCTCAAGGTCCACTTCATCAAGGCGTAAACAGGTTTGTCCCCAAAACTCCAACTCCCTCACCACAAAAAGACGAGAGGAACTCCTCTCTCTTTTTCACAGGTGAAGACAATGCAGACACGCGCCCAAGAGAAGGCGCTCATGGAGACGCGAGCCAGGACACGGGCTGTGTGCGAAACAGCGTGGAAGGAGGGAATGCCCCTGAAGATCACGTCCGATGGATTTCCCATCATCATGAAGCCGTCGATGAATTGCGAGTATCGGGTTCAGGGGACACAGGACATCGCCTACGTCGGTCTCCCCAAGACCAAGGAGGAGGTCCTGGCGTTTCTTGCCACGATTCCTCGACTGAGTGTGAGAGATCTCGCCTCTGCACCGCAGGGTGTTTATACGTGGCTCCTGTATTCGACCGAGGGAGGACCCCAGCAGTTTGTGGCCTCCAAGACGGAGACGATGCTCGAACTCGGCACCGTTCATTATTCGATTGCGATGTCCGTCGGCGCAACTCGAGTGCATGGTGCGGGAGAACTCTGGAAGCACGGAGGAGCCTATACGGCCAACTTTCTGTCGGGCACGTTCATGCAGTCCTGGGTCCTCCCAGAGCCGTGTACGCTGAAGACGATGGAGCGGTTTCTTCGCGACAAGCTCCAGACACAAGTTCTTCCAGAGTTCTTTCGGGGGAAGACGCTGACCTTCTCGGACTCGGCGTTTGTTACCGATCGCTTCCTCAAGAATGAGCTGACAACGGACAAACTCGAGACGTATGTTCGCCACGGGTTTACCGTCTGTATTCATGATGCGAGTGCAAAGGCTGAGTGCAAGAGGATCAAGGGTACCTGCGAAAAACCTATGACACTAGAACAAATGAAGGGTGGAAAGATTGTCACGCTCAATGCCATTGGCGAGGAAGTCCCGTCTGGAGACCCGTCTGCGGTCAAGCGGTTCGACACCAACACCTACAAGGAGCTCCCGCTCGGGGGTCGTCGGCGCAAAACGAAGAAGGCGAAGGCCTCTCGTCGCAAGACTCGTCGCGGGGGGATGCCTCCGGCGGCTGAGCGTGGCGCCCTTGGAAAGGCGCTGGCGTCGATCAAGTATCCCGGCCCGCTCGGAGCTCAGCTTCAGCAGATGGGGATCCCGACGACTGAGATGAAGAAGATGTTTGCAGCCCTCCCGAAGCGCGCTTAATACGATGTCGTG